TTCATCTTCTAGGAATGCTTGGAAGTCATCTAGTCCTAACTCATCATTTAGACGAGCATAGGCCTCAGCATGGATTGCCTCAAAGGCACCAAACGTAGAAGTCATTGCCACAATCTCAGGTTTTGGGAACCACTGTGACACTTTGGAAGACCAATAATCGTTTACGTGTACTTCAGTTTGTGCAAATGACTTTAGAATGTTACCGATCAGGTTCTTTTCCTCGACTGTTAGTTTCATTTTCCAGTCGTTAAGATCTGATGCTAGTGGTACTTCATCAGCAAGCCAGTGCGCTCTGTGTTGATCCTTATAGTAATCGAATGCCTGTTGGTACTCAAATGGTTTGTAAAAGTTACGTTCTTGTGTTAACATTGTCTATTATTGGTTACTTAATTCAAAAAACTTTTTAGCTAGCTGTTTCTTATCGTAGTTGTCGAATCCTGCTCTATCAGGTTTACTATCTTGAGCCATCATATCCATATCATCCTCATCAAGTTCTCGTGAGTCGATGTGAATGTGTCCGGTAGTAGTATCAATCTTTGCAGCAAAGGTCATCCCATCTCCTCCATAACGATTCTTCATAATGTGGAATCGTCCAGTTCCATTAACTTTATCTTGTCGTATGAACCTGCTGCTTTATCACCTTCAATAATATCATCTTTAGCACCTGATCGATTTACCTGTGAAACACTCCAGATTGGAATCTTCAATTCACGGGCCAAACCTTTGGTGTTGAGATAAATATCATCAATCTCATCTTTGCGCTCTTTAGATTTCTTTTTCGATGTAAGAAGATCTACATAGTCGATTAAGATTAGATCAGGTTTGAATCCATTGTCGATACACTTTTGTATGTGATTCTCAACGGTATTAATCGAAGCTCTACCAGTTGCAAACTCTTTAATAATAATTTGTCCTGTAACTTGCTCGAGTGCCGTCTCAACTTCTGCTCTATGTTTGAGGATATGAGCTACTGGAATCCCTGTAAAGAATGCATCGTATCGTCTACCTACGTAATCTTCACTAAGTTCTAACGTATAGTGTATTACATTAAAGCCTAACTGTGCAGCTATACCTCCCAATGCTACCAAAGTCCAAGACTTACCACCACCAGGGTTACCAAAAATTAAACCAAAGTCTCCACTTCCGATACCTCCTTGAAGTAATTCGTTAATGTGCTGCCATGGAGTTGGAATTACAATACGATTATCTTCTCTGTATCGTGATTCAATATCTTTAGCATACTCGTGTCCTAAACTCTTATCCTGACCTGATTTTAAAGCCTTATCAACGAGATATCGGATCGAATCATAATCTCCTGCGTGAAGAAGATCTACGGACGATAATAACGCTTGTTTTAACTGTTGATTCTTACAGAAGGTACTGAATTCCTCTTCTACGTATTTGAGATCATCTTGTGTAGATTTATACGCCTCTCGAAGCTGTTCTTTAATCGAAAGCTGAAGAACTTCATTCTCAACTCTCTTCATTTCAACTTTCAACACTTCCATGGTAGGAGTTGTGTTGTACTTGTCGTAGTACTTGATGATTTGATTTACAATCCATTTATGGGCTGCGTTGTCAAAATATTCTTCTCTTACTGAATCGTGGACTGATTGTAAGAACTCTTTGTGTGTAAGTAATCCTGATAGGACTTTTACTTGGAAAGAAAAACCGTATGCAGATAAATTTTGCAGTGTCATTGTAATAACCTTTTATATAATATACGAAACTTTTTTGGAATTAGAAACTCTTCACCGTGGAAAATGTTTCTGCAATCCAGTAGTTGGGAGCTTTTAGGATATGTCCTAGACCGTCCTCGTGGTACATCTTTAAGAACTCTCCTGGGCGTAGCTTTGGAGTTGGTAGTTCTAAATACTCATTAACTTGTTCAACTTGACCTTCATCTAAAATTGGATTGTGTAAATCCATAATGCGGTGGGTCTTTCTGAGTTGTTCCTGTTCGAAGATAAATCGAGAGTAGATTACATTGTCTTTATACTTTGCTTCTGATATGGTAATTAGATCGTTGAATGTAATCGGAGTTTCTTTTAATTGTGGAAACAATTTGATCGCAGTCTTTACTCCTACTCCTTTTACTCCTTTCACCGAATCGGAATTATCTCCTGTTAAGGTTTTTAAAAGAATAAAGTTCTCAGGAAGGACTCCCATTTTATCCACAACTGTACTGTATGTGTAGAAGTCTTTTTCAGTAGGTCTATAAACTGTAATCTTATCATCAACTAATTGTAAATAATCTTTATCTGAAGATACTATAAATGCTTTTGCATCTGGTTTTGATTGTGTTATTCTTTTAGCAGCGTACGCAATTACGTCATCTGCCTCAGCTTTATCAACAGCAATGGTTGCTACTGGTAAGCATTTGAGATAGTGAACTAACCTTGCTATCTGCCCATACTTAGCCTCATCCTCATCTTCTATTGAATCAAAGATTTCAAAATTAGTCAATCTTGTTATTCCTCTACCGGATTTGTATTCAGGTATGAGGTTCTTCCTGTTTGTGGAAGACCCCATACCATCAAATACTATGTAGATAGAAGTTGGCTGTATAACTTTAATCAAAGAACCTATTGATCTCAAAAACCCTCCTAGTCCTCCAACATGCACTCCGTCCTGATTAACGTAATTAAGTGTTGCAAAGTTTCTAAAGAATAGATTAAGTCCATCTATGAACATTGTACGCGAATGCTTGTTGAAAGTAGGCTGTGTTGATTTAGTATCTTGTGTGATACCATCCAACAACTTAAATAGGTCTTTGTTCATCAATCTGGCTCGTTTTCAAAAAAGTTAGTTGTTTCTGGCTCATCTCTTTCTTCAATCACATCAAAGTCTCCACCACCCAAGATTCTACTCCACTCATCTGAGTGTTCGTCTTTGTACTTCTTTAGTGCTTTCTCATCGTCTTCTAAGAATCCGTGAGGAGTCATAATGATCTTACCTCGTGTAGTGATACCGTTAATGTGGTTCTTATCAATTTGAATGTTTGTACGTTTAGCAAACTCTACTTGCTGTCCTCCTTTGATTGCTTTAATCTTAGAAGTGCCTGCGTTAGTAATGTTACCAAAGGTTACCACAAAAGTAGCATCGTACCACATTGCAAATCCTCCTTTGTTCATCAACTTAGGTTGTCCCATTGGATTGTCAGGTTTCTGAGTCCATACTTTATTAATACAAACTAATGTATTAGTATAAGGTGAAGACTCTTTGCGAGACATTACAATCTTCTGATTAACTCCGTTGCCAAACTGAGTAGACATTGCACCTGCATTCCATTCGTTGTTATTCTTATTAGATTTAATCGATAGTTCACAGGGAACTGATCCAATAGAGTCCCATAAGAAAAGTAAGTCGTATGGTAGGTTTCCTTTTTTCTGTTCATCAAGCAAGTCTAAAATAAATGCTGCTACATCTTCAATCGACTGTAGTGTTTCTCTATCTACGTAGATGAAAAACCCTTTGTAGTCTAGAATCTCTCCTGTGTCCTCATCTACGATTGGATCAACTTGTAATCCCATTTGGATAGCATGATCCCAGTTCCATTTCATCTCTGTAATAATGAAGACTGGAAGTACTCCTGCTTTCTGAGCTGAGATTGCTGCCTCTAATAGTGCTGTTGTTTTACCTGTGTCCGAGTGTCCTCGAAGAAGAACGATGTGTCCTTGAGGGATTCCTGGAATGGATGTTGTTTCTTGGAATGCGTTAGATAATGCAATCCAACGTTGTGGTTTGAACTTTACGTTCGTGCTTAGGAGCTTCTTCTCCTTAAATTTCTCTAAGGAGAAGGCACTCTTTAGCTCACCAGATACTGCTGCAGTTAGTGATTTCTTAGCCATCAATCTTCGTCATCAAACAAACTATCAAACTTCGATTCTGCACTCACCTTAGGTTTAGCTTCTAGGGAGTAGACTGGCTTGTCGCTCTTTTTAGATGCTTTCGGCTCTACAGGTGGATTCTGGTCCCATGGTAGATCGCTGTCATCTTCAGTAGTAGATTTCTCATCATCGATGATTGCATCTTCCTTAGATTCAGGAGTCAACCAGTTTTGTAAAGCTTCTTTCATCTCATCGAAAGTGTAGCGTTTGAATGCGTCAGTTGGATTTGGCTGTTCTTCTAACCACTTCTTAACTACTTCAGCATCTTCATGCAATGGTGTTTGCTTCGTCTTAACACGGATCGAAGTCTTGTTGTAAGGATTGCCTTTAGTAATCTCAACTGTGAAGTCTCGACCTTCAGCAATGTCTGTGTAATCGCCGATATCATCATCGTCTGCCATCGCTAGCAACTCTGTATAAACTTCTTTACCGAACTGCCACAAGCGAACTCCCTTTGCTTCTTCTCCACGTACTACTACTGGAACGAATACTCGCATTTTGGGATTTAGTTTGCCTGCTAATGACCAGTTCTCTTTATCGGAAGTTTGACGAAGTTGTTTTGAAAACTCAACGATTGGATCCTTCTCTCCGAAGTTTGTAGGAGAAATCATTACAGGTTTGTCAATTCCGTAGTGGATGAACAATTCCTTAAATGGGTTCTTCTTGTCAAACTTGGAAGGAACAATACGTACGTTGTGTTTACCTACCTCAGGTTTCCAATAGATGTCAGCAAATTCCTTACGACTGCCACCACCTTGTTTGCTCTGCAAGCTGTTAAGCTTGTTCTTAATAGCGTTTAAATCCATAACAATTAAAATTTTATTTTAAGATAACTATTTTTTACGATTTTTGCAACTTAAAGCTCAATAATTTTGAAAATCTTTGTCTTGAGTTGCTTTAGTTCGTTCTGCTGGGTTAGTAGAATTGTGTTTCTGTAGTGGTTCCATTCTACTTTGTACGACGTGTCTACAATCCCGTTATTTAATTTCTTGATCAATTCGTTGAGAGCATTGATCGTATATAGTGTATTTGATTCCTTCTTACGATGTACCAATATAGTATTTCCTGGTAGATCGTTGATGTTGCCATTGTCGACATTATAAGTACACACATATTCTCCGTTGTTGCTTTGCAAAACAAAGATTTTATTATACATAATTGTGTACTTAGACGTTAATGTA